ATAACGCTTCCACCAGGAAAGCCGTCCATCGATAAAACCTGAGTTTGGTTTATCAACGCACGGCGTGTATCTTTTTCTACTTTAAGCCTTGCAGCCGTAATTAGACTCCTAAGCTTTTCGTCAAAGTAGTTATCATCTAAATCGCAATGAAACCTAGCTTCCTCAACGGAAATAGGTTCAATCACGGGTTGTACGCTTACGTACTGCCTTTGTTTTGCTATTGCCATTATTGGTAGCCTTTTTAGTGCGCCGCTTCGCAGGTTTCTTTTCTACGACGGCAAACCCACGGGCGAGTAGTATCTCGCCCATGGGGTCTGCAACGTCATAGGTTTTGCCTGCTCGGTAGGCACGCCAATCTTTGTTAAAAAGAAGACGCATAATTAACCCCCACGTTAATACCGAACTAGCTTGCTGCTGTGAACAGCCCAACAACTGCTCCGGCATTGCTGCCATCGCCAGCGTCGTGAACATTGATGTCGTACCGCACAGTAGACCGTACAGCCATGACATCTTCGTCGAAGTAACGACTATCGCTCATTGCGATATCAACACCTTGACGATCACCAATAATCACACCCTGAGCAAAGTTGCCAAACAGAGCAGCCGCTTTATCAGCAGCGTCAGCAGGCATTTGATCAGAGACGTAAACTGGATAGCCGAATAGCTGTGGGCGAACGCCACCTTCCAGATTACTTACAGTGTTACCACCAGCAGCGTAAATCAGCTTCTGGATGTATGAAGCCCACATAGAGCGACTTACGATCCAAGACAGATTGTTAGCAAACTTGTCTGGCACAAGCCCAACAAGCTGGTTGAGGTCGGCCAAAGCAACATTAGCAAACGACGTGTTGCCGCTTGATAGAGTTACCTTTCCAGCAGCACCGAGAGCTGAAATTATACCAGTTTCAGAACCGTAAGTACTGGTTCCGTCACCGTTGATAAATTCATTGTCCTGCTGGACTGCTAATGCATTACCAACATCACTAGCAAGGTTGTCGACGACGCTAATGACAGCATCGGCCATCAGTTCCATCGATACTTTGCTCAATGTAGCTCGCTTAACAGCGGTCAAAGAAACGTTGCTCCAAGTTCTGTCGGAAGCAGTGATCGCAGTGGCTTCACCAGGATACTGAACGGTAACACCACCAGTAGCCTTTGGAATTGTCATTGCGTCAGACGACATTGGAACAATGTTGGATAATTGACGAGCAATTCCAGCATTCTGCAAAACGTCGATAATGGCTGCTGAAAGCGGCGTTGGAGTCAAATAGCCTCCTTGGCTATCTGTGCCTTCAGTGGCAGTACCTAGAATGTGCTGACCGTAGTCATTGCAAATTCGTTTTGCTTCGTCATCGCCAAGAAACGATGCCTTTAGCCATTGACCGGCAAAGTATGCTTCTTTTTCATCCTTAAAAGCATTTAGCTTTACATAGGATTTAGGAATAGCAAAGCTTTTAGCAGCTTGCACTGGCTCGGAGGCTTCAGATCGAGCTAACGCGATGCGTTGCTTTTCAGCTTCTAAGCGTTCTAAGCGAGCAACCTGTGCGCGAAGACCTTCGTCTTCGTCACCGATTCGGTTCAACACAGAATCAATTTCTGCGTTTTCTTCGGGCGAGAGTTCACGATCTTCTGCTTTAGCCAGGTTCACAATTGCTTCAGCCTGATCTTGCAAGTCGACAATCTCGTCCTTGATGTCGTTAAGAGATTTCATGAGAAATATCCTTCAAGAAAAAAACGATATGTTGGGGTACGCAAAAACGGCACACCAACGTAACTATGAAAGTTCCGTTAGGAGTGCCGCTTTCGAGTTGCACTTCTCAATTTCGGAGTAGTCGCTAAGACTACGTGTATTTGACGATAAGCGTTATTTATTGCAACAACGCGACAGTTTAATTTTCTGTTCTGCAATACTGCGATTAACTGGTACTTGCTTATCCTGCTTTGGAGCCTGATCCAAAAACGTAATTGATTCTCCCGAAATCCATTCGGGTGCGTTTACGTAGTTGAATGCTTTAATGCTCGCTACCGGAGCCTCACTCGGTTCAATGACTGAATCCGCAAACCCAAAGCTAATTGCCTCAGCGGCACTTAACCAAGTTTCTTCGTCCATCATGTCACCAAGCATATCCCTGTCGATTCCGGTTTTACCTTCGTAAACCGTTAGAATGGTTTCGCGAACTTTGTCTAGCACGTCGGCAGTATCACGCAGGTCTTTGCTCTCGCCAGTTGCCTGAGGAGTCCACGGGTTGTGAATCATCATTAATGCATTGCTCGCCATCAATACTTCGTCACCGGCCATTGCAATTACACTAGCAATGCTGGCAGCTAACGCATCGACAACAACACGCACTTTCTTTCCTTTTCGTTTTTTGTAATCAAGCAGCAAGTTATAAATTGCTTGACCGTCAAACACATCGCCACCACCGGAATTTAGTCGCAGTTCGATATCATCTGATGAATCTTCTAACGCCAACCGCATGTATTCGGCGTCAACGTCATACCCAATAGTTCCGTAAACATAAATCCGTGACATTACTTGCTCCCAATAATTGCATTTATGAGTTGTTGTTTTCGCGAGTCCCACTCTGCTAGTTCTTCAACAATAGCGGTTTCGAAGTTTTCAAATGTTGCTGTTCCTGCAACGTCTAATAAACGCTCACAGGATTCCGCGAGATAACTAGCGACGCTATTATCTAGCTCGTCCGATTTAAATCCTGCTGCCCGAATAGTATCCATGCATGGTTTTAACGACTCGACGAATGTAGTTTGTAAATCCTGGTAGAAGTTGTCCATCCACACGACAAAGTTTTCATCTTTTTGGCTTGCTCGTACTACTTTGTTGTTTTCGATTCGCATCATCCTAGTAACACGATCATCGACAAGTTTTCGTAAAGCGTTTTCTAAGCCGTTGTTCTCTTCGACCTCTTCAACCACCTCATCCTCTACTTCTTCCTCCACTTCCACGTTGGACGATTTAGTGTTGGGATTCTGGTACGTATCACCACCTTCACGGCTTGGCATGTTTTCCAATTTACGCACCTCATTTGGCGATAGGAATTCCGAGGAAATACCGATTTGATATGACTGATACCGAGTAATCAGGTCAGCTCGTAACAGCCCTGCTGTTAGGAATTCAAAGTTGTATTGGTCACGCTGCCGCTGCCGAGCTGTTAATAGCTTGTTATCAAGTTGCTGTTCGATCTCAACGATCCAATTCATCAGCGTCATGTCTGCGTAACTTCGGTTTTCTGCTTCAAGTGACGAAAACGATGTTTTAGAACTATCACCGAGCTTGTGAGGTGGAATATTAAACCACGATGCTACCTCTTGCCGTTGAAACTTTCGCGAATCCAGCCATTGAGCATTGTCGTTATTAATTGACATGATTTTGGCTTTCATGCCGCCCGAAAGTAATGCTGTCTTGTACGCATTGTTACTTCCAGCGTGCATTTCATTCCATGATGCTAATAGGTTATCAGCACGTTCTTTGTCAATTGTTCCATCGGTTTCTAACACGACGCTTGGTCGAGCGTTGTTCTTAAAGAAACGATTTCCGTGTTGCTCGGTCGCTAAACCCAATCCAATTGAGTTCCGAGCGTAGCTGATTGTGTCGTATCCCCAGTAACCATTGTTTGTTAGGTTTTTGATATGAATTACATCACGAAAGCTAAGTGCAACCTTTTCACTTTTATCTTGGTAAGGAAACTGCACTACATAGATCGGTTCGTTGTTTACAACCTCTAACGTGACGTTATCTGGCGGCAGCGGATATAAAGCAATTGGCGCACCACGACCATCACGTTGAATCCATGCTACTCCATTGCCGCTTAGCAATGCGTTCTTCATCAACACCGACAACAGTGTTTTAGGACTCATGTAAGGATTTGGCGCACGCTTTAGCAATGAGTAACCAGGATGAGTTGTCGCTCTAACTCGGTCATCGGGATTTCGTTTGTCGTAAAGAATAACAGGAAGACGAGCAATGTCATTGCTGATTGTGTTTACTGCCTGCCAGACCCATGCCAAAGTCATAGCTTTGTCGCTATTAACCACCATCCCGGAGTCGGAACGACTGCCTATCATGGTTGATTTCCAGAACCAATCTGCCGGATTGCGGAATGTAGAATTTGTAAATAAACCTTTGATGCGGTTAATTAATTTCATTTGTTCGCTCAGAAATATATAGCCGGTTCGTTTCGTTTATTCATATTTGCTAAGCCTCTGCCACGGGCTATAGCTAAAGCAACTGCACCGTCGATCTTGTCGGACGAATGTTTCTTTGAAAACCGAATCATTCCGTCTGCTTTTTGATCAGCTGCACAATTGCTCAAACACCATGACATCACGGGATGACCGTCATGCCAAATGGCTTCTTCTTCGATGTCATCGAGAAGTTGACGTGTGCCTGCGGTCATTCCGGCTAAACCTTGACTAACAGCGACTATGTTGACACCTTCGTCTGTTAATGGGTTTGCAATCATGTCCGCACCCCACGGGTCAAAGCCAATTTCACGCACATCATAAATATCGAGAGTTGCACGCACCACATCCAACATCGGTTGGGGGTCTAACCGCTGTAACCCTGCTTCATGTATGTGACCTTCGTCACGCCATTGACGATAGAAGGCCATCCCATTAGCTTCACGCTCTTTGATTTTAGCACTCGGCACGAAAAACCATGGCAACACCCAACTCTTTGGGTCTTCCTCAGTTGCTGGAAACCACAGCACATAACACGACAGGTCTTCGTGACTTGCCAGGTCTAAACCGCCATAACATTCTCGCCCCGTCAAATCAGGCATATCTTCGGTACATACATTCCAACACTGCATGTTGACGACTTTTTCTATTCCGGCAGTCGGCAAATTTAAGAGATACCGACGAAACGCATTTTGTTTTGCTGGTGAGTTTTTTGCTTCTAGATAATGCTGTTCAATAGTTTCTTCCTGGACTGTATACCCCAAAGACGGCATTGCCTTACGCCATTGCTCTGGATCGCCGCATTTGTCAAAGTCATCGTGACATTCTTCGTCGGCTTGAGCAAGAAAACAAAACACATTGGGGTCAACGATGCTGCCTTCAAGCATCTTTTGTGTGTATTCATATTGCTCCCACCAGATCAGCGTTCTATCGGCAACACCGACTGTTGATACACTGAGCATCATCGCATTCGTTCGAGCTGCACTAGCATACGCTAAAGCGTCGTACAACACACGGCTACGTTGAGCGTGGATTTCGTCAAATAGCACAAGGTTCGGGTTAATACCTTCTACGCCTCTAGCACAAGCTTCACCGGCAAGAGCTTGGTAGAAACTGCCGTTGCTTGGAAAAATAATGCGTTTCTTTGAATCAAGAACCTTTAACCGACTTGCAATTGGCGGGCTTGAATTAACCATTGCCGCAGCTTCACGATAAATAATACCCGCCTGTTCTCTGGTGTGAGCAACGCCATAGATTTCAGCACGGTTACCCTGCGTTAACAAATACAGAACAGCTAGCCCCGCTGATATAGTGCTTTTGCCTTGCTTCTTTGCACACCACACGAAACCTTTCTTAAACCGGTTCGTGCCGTCCTCACGTTTCCAGCCAAACAATGGTTCGATAATGTCGTTCTTTTGCCAAGGCAATAATTCGAACGGCTTACCCGCATGAATACCCATCGTGTGTCGTAAGTATTGCTCGTAAAACGCTACAGCAAAATTTGCAGACTCTACGTCGTAATAACAGCCTTCACGTATCGCTAGTTCATCATGTTCGTTTTTTACGAACTCTAACCAGCCTTGACGCTTTGCTTTTGCTTTCGCAGCTTTTAAGGTTTTCATTAGTTAAACCTCGACAAGAACGAATCAAAGTCGTTTTTGACTTCCTCCTCCACCTGCACTCTCGCACGGCTTGACGGTGTTAACCCAAACTCACAAAGCCATTTTCGACAGGCTTCCATATTTCGTTCACGGACACGATCCCACTCGTGACGGCGACTGAATACATTACCTTCTTTGTCAGTGCCAACCGTCCAGGCTCCCTGCTCGCCCGTAACTTTAACTGCTTTACGCCAATCCGAATACGTTTGGCAGTACATCGCAATTGCTGTAGCGTCGGCCTCCGACAATATATTTAACTTACGTAACAGACCCGTAATTACCTTCCATTCGTGTTTTGCCATGCGATCTAAATACGCTGGGCATTTCGGTTCTGCTTTCGGGCTTTTAGGTTCTTTCTTGCGACGACGTTTTGGGTTTTTATCGTAAGCCCCAGTCATTTCGTGGACTGCCGTCGGCAGCGGTTTTCTCCCCTGAACCATAATTGACTCCTATGTAAAATCTATTACGTTGCCATCAATGTACGATGCGTCGCTAGCCGCCTGCGATGCGTTTCTGGTTATTAGCCAAACATTGCGATTCGTTGCTTCTGCTCTTATCCACTGCAATACTGTCTGTCTAAATCCCTGCTTAAGAGTTTGCAAATCAGTTACATTGCCGCTTCCAAAAACACAGTTCCCGACAACTTCATCCATATCGAACACTAGGTCGCCTTCGGCTGCTTGCTGCTTCACAACTACTAAAAGACTTGTATCGTGGTTACCCAGCACAACGTATCTTTGCCCTGCCCCAGCTTCCTTATGAGTTTTCTTGCTATGACAACTTCCACATAGCGACTGCCACAAATCCATTTTCCAAAATAGAACCATGTCGCCTCGATGCGGAACAACATGGTCTACATGTTCGGCTTGTGTCACTTTGCCGTTAAGCTTGCATCTTTCACACAACGGATGCTCTGCAAGAAAGTTTTGACGGGCTTTCTTCCATCGATACGTGTAACCGCGAGATGATGATGACATTCGACCACGTTGCGTCATCGCGACCGATGTGTTTTTGCAATCACACTCAGTTAACCCACAATTTTCGCATGCCCATTTCCATGTAGCCATTTTTTTAACCTAAAAGTGCTGACGCAGCACCTGCTGACTTTAAGAGGCGTGGGGTACTCATAAAATCGTAAATGCCGATGCCACGTCAGCGGCAACGGGGATCGTTTACTCTATACGCAACAATACGTCCCTGACAAATGTGCTACCGCCGGTTGTGCTTACGGTAACACGTATCGTATAAAGCTTGTCTTCTGTTCCACCAGCAACCTTGAACATTACGACGTTG